CTCGTCGGGCAGCTCGGCGACGGTCACGGCCACCTCGACGAACAACGGGGCGAACCTAACGCTGGCGTTCGGGATCCCGCAGGGTCCGGTGGGACCGGCCGGGCCGACGCCCACGCTGACGGTCGGCAACGTCACCACGCTGGCGGCCGGCGGCACGGCCACCGTCACGGCGAGCTCAAGCAACAACGGCGCGAACATCGTTCTGAATTTCGCCATACCGCGTGGCGTGGACGGCACGGGCGGCGGCTCGTCAAACCTGACCGTGTCGGACGCCACGCCGTCGAATCTCGGCGTGGCCTCGGCTGGCACGTCCACCCTGGCGAGCCGGTCTGACCACGTTCACAACCTTCCGGTCATCGCCTACGCGAATCTCACGGGCACGCCGTCGAACTTTCCGTCGAACATCGGGAGCGTATCGGGGTTGCAGGCCGTGCTCGACGCCAAGCAGTCGAGCGGAAACTACCTGACGCTTTCAGACACAATCGACGGTGGCGATTACACGGGGACGCTGGTGTATGGCATCACGTTCAACACGCAGCCGCAAAGCGTTAGCGCCACAAGCACGACAAACATCACGCTGGCGGCGCTCAACGTCACGGCAAACGCCCCGACGCAGGGCGCGGCAGCCATCAACGGCGCGCTATTGAGCGTCGTCGGATCGACGAAGTTGAATAGCGCAACGTCGTATTCCAACGTCACGTTCTCGGGTGTCGTGTCAACAAGCAACGGCTCGGCCTGGGCGACTGTGTTCTCCGACACGGCCAACGCTGGGCTTATATCTGGCCTGCCTGATATGCCGCTGACGGCTGCGACAAACGGCACGCGGACGGTGATGGCGGGATACAAAATCGCCTACAGCGATTCACCCACGACATCCGGCTCGTGGGTCGCCAGTAACTACGCGTTTTACGCCGGAAGCCTGCCGTATGGAGTGACCTACAACGGCCAGCGGTTTGTGGCTGCGGCTCCGTCGTTTGGTTTTGGAATCAACAAAAAGGTGTTGTCGGTGTTGTCGTCGTCCGACGGGGCAAACTGGACTGCCCGCACGCTGCCGCAACCAGGCAACAACAACACATACCCCTCGACGGCGTGCCGGAAGCCGATTGTGTCGGTGAACGGCACGGTGATCGTCGCCGGATTGGCTCCGACAAACAGCGGCACAACGACGATCTGGTACCCGTATTTGTGGACGTCGTCCGACGGCGTGTCGTGGGCGGCCACCCAGTTTGGCACGCCTTACAGCACTCAGGACTCGACCGGGTCGTTTACGTTTGACCTGTTTTCGGACATGGCGAGCAGCGGCGTGCTGGCAATCGGCATTAACGGCACAACGGCCCGTTACACCGCCGACGGCGTGACGTGGGGGACGTCCACGCTGCCCATCAGCTGCGACCGTATCTCATATGCCGCGGGACGATTCTGGGCGTTCAACGGCAGCTCGAGCGGCACGGACGTGTGCCATAGCGCCGACGGCAGAACGTGGACGCTGGGCACGATGCCGACATCGGCAAACTGGGACGCGATGGCGGGTGGCAGCGTGGCGTTTGCGGGCAGTAGCTCCGGTCAGTACGCCCAGGCCACCATCGGCACCACCTACGCCTCGGCCAACCTCACCGTGTCTGCGACGGCTACCGGCGGTGCGTCAGTCGCGTACCAGTGGCAATCCTCGCTTGATGCGGGCACGACCTGGTCAGACATTGCCAATGCAACCAGCACCACGCTGTCGCTTTCCAATCTGACGCAGGCAAACAACGGCACCAGATACCGGGCCGTAGCGTCGTCCACGGGGGCGGCACTCGGATATTCGCAATCTGCAACTCTCACAGTGACGGGATAAGCAAATGAGCAACGTCCTAAAACCAAAACGGTCGTGGACAGCCAACGCTGTACCAACCACAAGCGATTTGAGCAGCAACGAAGTAGCTTTTAACTTCGCTGACTCAAAGCTGTTTGTGCGCAACCCGACCACGGGCAACATCGTGAGCGTGTCTCTCGGTGGTGGCGGGTCGTCATCCGGCATGAACCCATTCATCCGTTCCGTACTTTTCGGGAGCTAGTTTTATGGCAAATCCAAACCTCGGCTCGGCGGCCAATTGCTACGCGAACAACGCCAGCTTGTCTCTGACAAGCACGTCGGCAACGCAGCTCGTCAGCAATGCGGCGAGCAGCGGCAAGACGTTCGTGCTGGACGGCATCACTGTGGCAAACATCGACACGGCGAACGCCGTGAACGTGACGGTGACGCTGTACCGCACGGCCGACAACTCGGGCACGGCCTACGAGTTGTGCAGCACGGTGGCGGTGCCTGCCAATTCCTCGCTGATTGTGGTGGACAAGGCACAGGGCATTTCGTTGCTGGAGGCGCAGTCGATCTACGTGACGGCGGGGACGGCGTCGAAGCTCAAGGTTGTCGCCTCGTGGAAGGAACTCTCGTAATGCGTCCACGCGGCGGGATTATCGGCGCGAGCGTCACGCCCACGCAGTCGGCGGCGAGCGGCATTTGGACTGTGCGTGAGGCAGAGGCGTATACGCGCAGCAGTTTGTGGCCTGCGTTCCCCGGTGCGCCGACAAGCGTGACGGGCACGGCTGGGAATGCGCAAGTGTCACTAACGTGGACGGCTCCGTCCTCAAACGGCGGCAGCGCAATCACCGACTACACTGTGCAGTATTCGTCAAACAGCGGTAGCAGTTGGAGTACGTTCTCGCGGTCGGCGTCCACTGCTGCTAGCGCGACCGTGACAGGATTGACAAACGGGACGGCATACGTTTTCCGCGTGGCCGCTGTCACGGGCAACGGCACGGGGGCATATTCGGCAACGAGCAGCAGCGTTACTCCTGCGTCGTTTACAGCAACTGCTGTCCTGCTCACCAGCGGCACAAGCTACACGGTGCCAAGCGGTGCGACAACGATGAAGGCGTGGGTGATCGGCGGCGGCGCAAAAGGGAGTGGCGGCTCGGGCGGCGCGGGCGGATGCGCATACAAAACTTGGAGCGGCGTTTCGGGCGGAAGCGCCATAGCGTACTCAGTCGGGGCAGGGCAGACCGCAGCCCCAGCCGCTCAAAACACTACGTTGACATTTTCGGGAACAACAATTACTGGAAACGGTGCGTCGCCAAGCACCTCTGCAGCCGCGTCATTTAGCGGAGGCGACGGCGGCGCGAGCGGCGGCGTCAATAATACATCGGACTATCGCGGCGGCGCAGTCGGAGGCAATGGAACGGTTGCGTCTTGCGGTCGTATTACAATGACCGACATCAGCGGACTCAAAGCGGCTGTTGCACTTGCAGGAGGAAAAACAACAGAAGATTGCGCTACTTCGGCAGCGTTCGGCAGTGGAGGTTCCGGCAAGTTTGACGGCTACAGTCCAAGCAAAACGCCGGGGTATGGCGGTGGTGGTGGTCGTTATACGGCTACTGGAGGCTCGGGTGCAGTTGTCCTCTATTTCACATAACGGATCATCATGGGCGACGTTTTGAGATCACCTTCAACTAAGAATGCAGTATTGCTGATTCCGCGCACCGGCAGTCACTCGTTGGCTGTGTCGGCATTAGCGGCTTGGTATCCTGATCGCACTATTGCGCCAGATTGTCATCCTGCTGGATCGTTGCCGCCGGAAGTATGGAACGGCGAACCGGGGTTAGGACTTGTTGTCCGCAACCCCATAGAACGCTTTCGCTCTATGGTCGCTCACCGTCCAGAGCGAACGCTAGACGAGCATCTCGCCAATCCGTTTTACGGCCCTCTTCCACAAGGCGACTTCGCGCGTTACTTCCGCTTTGAAGATCAGTTGAACGAGGCCGCCGAATGGCTCGGCCTGCCAACTCCGCTGCCGCAGGAGGACGCAACTGACGAGGCCGACAAGCCCACATTGACGCCAGAGCAAGAAGCTCGGGTGCGAGAAATCTACGCAGACGATATCGCACTGTGGGAGTCGTTGCAGTGACCGACCACGAAACCCTCACCGTCGCCCTGCTTTACGCGGCACTCGCGCTGGTGGGGCCGTTCGTGCTCACGCGGCTCGCGCGGTGGGCGGAAAGCGACGAGGCGGCGAATCTGGCGGTGGAGATCGGCATGGCGTTGGAGGGGGTGGCAAGATGAGCGACATCACCGTGAACACCACCAGCCAGCCGATCACGGCCACCGTTTCTGGCGGCACTGTGTCGGCGTCGGTGACGAGCTCGAGCTCGTCGGTGGCGATCGCCGGCGGCGTCGGGCCGCAGGGACCGCAGGGCGTGGCGGGCGTACCGGCGGCGCTCAGCCAGGTGCCAGGCGTGACGATCACAAACGTACAAGCCGGGGATGTTCTCCGGTACGACGGAACGTGGAAGAACTATCACGACGTCGACATTGTCGACGGCGGCAACTGGTGACGGAGTAACCCATGGCCAATACGCTGAGAATCAAACGTCGTGCCCTTGGCGGTGCGTCCGGTGCCCCGACGTCGCTTGCCCAAAGTGAGCTCGCATACTCGGAAGTCGACCAGATCCTGTACGTGGGCCAAGGATCGGGCGGCGGTGCCACGGTCGTGGCCATCGGCGGGCCGGGGGCGTACCTCACCAGTGCATCGGCGGCCTCGACATATCTGACGACGAGCTCGGCGGCGTCGACGTACCTGACCAGCAGCTCGGCGGCGTCGACGTATCTGCCGCTCACCGGCGGCACGATCTCGCAGAATCTGACGATCACCGGGAACCTGACGGTGAACGGCTCGACCACGACCATCAGCAGCACCACGCTGTCGATCGCCGACAAGAACATTGAGCTGGCGAAGGGATCGACGACTGACGCAGCTGCAGACGGCGGCGGTCTGACGATCCACGCTGCGGCCGACTACACGTTCAACTGGGTGGCCAGCACGTCGGCCTGGACGTCGAGCACACATCTGAACCTGCTGACCGGCATGGCCTACAAGATCAACGGGACGAACGTCCTGACGTCGACGACGCTCGGCTCGGGCGTGACGGCTTCCAGCCTGACGAGCACCGGCACGGTGACTGCCGGAACCTGGTCCTCGACGATCGACAATACGACGATCGACGGAGGCGCCTACTGATGCCCACCTACGACCAGCTGCCCGCCCCGCTCGCGCTGCGGTGGACGGTCGGCGACGACTTCTCGGCGTTGCTCGATTTCGACATCTCACTTGTCGGGGCGAGCGCCACGGCGGCCGTCTACTCGACGATCACCGGGGCCAGCGTGGCGACGTTCACCACCACGATCCCGGACGCTGCCGCCGGGAAAGTGAACATCGCCCTGACGGACGCACAGACCACGGCCATCGGGCCGGGCACGTTCCGCTGGGGGCTGGTGTACACGATCGGGTCCGTGTCTCGCACGGCCATGGAAGGCTACGTCGATGCGATTGCCTAGGTGCTCAAGCATGGAGGGCAGCCGTGGACCACGCCGACGAACAGAAGCGCCCGGGGTTCCTGCTGCCTAACGGGCTTGAGGACGACGAGGAAGAGCAGGGATCGTGGATTCCTGACGACGACGGATGCGTCTGGCTCAACCGGAGGACCGATGAGCGATCCGATCACGGAGATGGCCAAGGACCTGGCAAGAAAACACCCAAACGCCCCGGCCAGGACGCTGGCCCGGCGGCTGCAGGCCGAAACAAACGGCGCCCTAACGCTTGAGCAGGCACGCAAACGGATCCAGCGACAGTTTGGCGTGCACGGCAAACAGCATCGCAAAAGCATGAGCCCAGTGGCTCCTCGGCCTCCACGCCGGGCCGGCGAGGTGCTGACGATGCCGGCCTCGCGGGCCGAGCGGTGGGAGCCGCACGACCTGGGCGTCGTCGGCACCGTTGGCGTGCTGTCCGACATCCACGTGCCGTTCCACAGCGAGATCGCCTTAGGGGCCGCCGTCGAGCACCTCAAGCAGCTCGAGCTTGCCGCCCTGGTGCTCAACGGCGACACGTGCGATTTCTATGCGATCAGCAGGTGGACCAAGAATCCGAGCAAACGGGATTTCCGTGGCGAGCTCAACCAGATCCGGCAGCTGCTGGCGTGGCTGCGGCAGGAGTTCCCAGAGATCCCGATCGTCATGAAGTGCGGCAACCACGAGGAGCGTTGGGTGCACTGGTTGTGGCAGCACGCCCCCGAAATCTCGGACGAGCCAGAGATGGGGCTGCGGGCGTGGCTTCACCTGGACAAGCACGACATCGAGCTCGTCGAGGACCAGCGGCCCATCATGTGCGGCAAGCTGCCGCTGCTGCACGGCCACGAGAAGGGCAAGGGCATTTCATCGCCGGTGAATCAAGCCAGGGGGGCGTTCATGCGGCTGCACCATACGGTGCTCGAGGGCCACGGCCACCGCACGAGCGGGCACTGTGAGCCGGATATGTGGGGCTCGGAGGTGTTCTGCTGGTCTACCGGCTGTCTGTGCGACCTGCGGCCCGAGTACGCCAGGATGAACAAGTGGAACTGGGGGGCCGCCAGCGTAACCGTCGAGGCCGACGGGTCGTTCGACGTGGAAAACTACAGGATCACGGCCGACGGCCGGGTGAGGTCGTCGTGAGACCACGGCTGCCCGAGGAATACATCGACGCCGCCCGTTTACGTGCGAACCGCTACATGGCATGTTGGGACGCAGGCTCGGCCGGATCGCTTGCGGCCGACGTGCGACGGTTACTGTGGGAGCGCGAGGCCATGATCAAGGAAGTCGAGGATCTCAAAAACCCGGTCCAGCCGCTGGTGATCGGCTTCGCCGGCCACGCCGGCAGCGGCAAGAACGCGGCGGCCGACGCCCTGGGCAGCGTGGTGATCGGGTTTGCCGACCCGCTGTACGCCGGGCTGGCCGCCATGCTCGGTATGCCCGAGCAGCTGCTCCGGGAGCGTGCCACGAAGGAACTGCCGGCGGCCGTCGGCAAGAGCCCGCGGGACCTGCTACGGACGCTCGGCACAGAGTGGGGCCGCGAGCTCGTCCGTGACGATCTGTGGGTCTGGCGGGCTCGCCAACGCATCGACGAGGCCGCCCGGCTGGGATACCGGACGATTGCCATCTGCGACGTCCGGTTTGCCAACGAGGCCAAGTTCGTCCGCCAGGAGCTCGGCGGGCAGGTCTGGTGGGTGGACCGCCCGAACACGTGCCCAGGCGGTCACGTGTCGGACAAGTCGCTCACGGCTGACGACTGCGATCTGGTCGTCGACAACTCGGGCACGCTGGACCAGCTCAGGTGGCTGGTAAAGACCCACGCGTCGGCGTTGGTGTCTTTGCGGCGTTGACTGGCTCGGCCAGGTCGAGCACCGGCAACGACTCGACGCTGGTCCGTTCCGGCGGGCAGATCGACGGGTCGACGTAGAGCTCGGCCAGCCGTGGGTTTGAATGGTCCAGCAGGGCCGTGGCGGCCGCCCGCCCGTGCTTCAATGCCGTGTAGCTGGCGGCGGCCTTACGGAAGCCGTGGAAGCCCCTGTATCGCACCCCTGCCCTGCCGCACAGCAGTTGCAGCGATGTCCAGATCGAGTTCCGGTTCCGGTCCCAGTGCCAGACCAGCTCGTCGGGGCGTCCCCTGTAGGGCATCATCATCTTGGCGAGGTCTGGCGTGATCTCCCTGACGATGTCCCGAGTGTGTCCTTTGCGGGTGTCCGCCAGAAACGTCACGCGGCACTCCTCGAGGTCCACCTCGGACCACCGCAACGACAGCAGGGCCGAGATCCGCTCGGCCGTGCAATAGGCCGTGTAGATCAGCGTGGGCCACCACCAGGCCGCAGGCTTGCCGCCGACGTTCCGTGGCCGGCGGCGGGCCGTGACGATCAGCTTGGCCACGTCTTCGGACGTGTAGGCCCGTGGCACACGCTGCGAGATCCGCATCTTGGCCAACGCCGGGAATTCGGCAGCCAGCCGTTTCTTGGCGGCGAAGTTCCAAAGCGCGACAAGCTGCGTCCGGTCTTTCAGCACCGACGCTGGCTTCACGATCCTGCCACGGTGCGGGGTTTTCGCGCGCCACCGCAGGAACTTCGACACGACCATGTCGTCGAGGTCTGCGGTCGTCGGAATACGAGTCAAATCACCGGACTCGGCCCGGAGGAAATCGGCAAACCTGTCTAGCGTGGATTCGTACAGGAAAACGGTTTTGTCGGACAGGTTGTTGAGGACAGCGTAACGATCAAGAAGCTCTGAGAGGTTCATCTTGCACCTTCGGCGTGGTGCATCCATGCGACACATCAGCCGCCGAAAGTCGACGGCCGATTCCATGCCATTGCCACGCTGACCGGTAGTGTACAGATGAACATGAACACTGTCATGACCACCATGCCCTCCGCTCATACTTGGCTCGGCTGGAACCAAGGCTACGGGCCGTTGGCAAAATGCGCCTACTGCGGAATTCTGGAAAACCGTGTGGTGAAAGACTGACCAAGGTTGTCCAGGTAGCCTCCTAAGTTGTCCTAAGTAACGATCGTCGCTAGTATCCCGGAATGGTTGCGATGTCCCCACAGAAGCTCGAGGGCGGCGAATACTTGACGGTGCGAGAAGCCGTCGAGCTGATGGGCTGCACCGAGGGCTGGATCAGGATGCTGCTCGGAACCGGCAGGCTCGCCGGCAGGCGGTTTGGCGAGCGCGTCTGGCTGATCCCGATTGAGGCCGCACGCGAGGCCCGCGACAACCTCACGACCAGGGCGACCGCCAAGCGACACATGGCGAAGCGGCCGCTGGCCAAGCGTAAGAAGTCGGCCAAGCGCAAAAAGTAGCGTTTTCTCGGCCGACAAACAGCCGTCAGGAAAATTCGCTCAAGCGGTTGACACCCAACTAACGATACCCTACACTGTTCCCCCAAGGATTCTTCACGGCAAGGACGCCCCGATGAAACGGCACATCGACCGAATCATTTGCTCGCTCGCTCTGGTTCGGTTTGGCCAGGAGCTCGGCAGCGACTCGCAGTCGGCCCAAACGATCGCCCACGCAATCGACTGGGTTCTAGGCACTTTCTCGCGTCTGATTCAGTGACCCATCTAACGCTACCAACACAACGCAGAAAAATTCATTGGCGACGAAAAACCAGACCCTTGACGTATGAACTGTTCGTTTGTTCACTGGTCGGAAATCACCCAAAAGGAGCCCGCACGATGGATGCACACAACGCCGAATACACCGCCGCAGTCGCCGGCATGCAGGAAACGTACGGCGAGCCGGCACAGACGCTGGCCGTTGGCGATTTCGTCAGTGGCACGACCTGCGGCAAACGCTGGAGCGGCCACATTGAGTGGTTCTCCGACGACGACGCCAGCGTCGTGGTCAACATCGACCAC